TTGCATCTAGCGTTCTTTATCTTCGCGATATTATCCATGGTCTTTCGACGGGTCAAGACATTGGCGTAGGGTTGATTTCATCCCCACTTCATGATCTAGTAAAGGCAGCGAATGATTTGAAGCGTAAGGATGCGTTTACAAAGGCTCGGATGGGTAAGACGGTGGGGGATACACTCACGGTCCTTGGACATGGAACAGGTATGGCGCCTAAGACAATCGACAATGCCATCCATTTTGGAATTGATCTTGTGAATAATCAAACGCATCCACATGGTATTGCCGATGCTTTACGCGGAACACTTAAAGGCACCACTGAAAGACGAAAGGTGAAATGATGGAACCAGCATCAATTCGATATAACAACCCCGGCGCTATGTGGGGAGGTAATAAAATCTCACGCAAATGGGGCGAACGTGGGAATGTAGCGCTTGAAGATGGTACCGGGCAAAATAACCACATTGCAATCTTCCCTGATGTAATTCATGGCGCTGCGGCTCAATTTGATTTATGGGCTCATGGCTATGTTGGCACCACTCTCCAAGCCGCAATTCGCAAATGGAGCGGGGGTAATTCCAATATTGCGTATATGAGATTCCTTACGGAACACACAGGATTGAGTGCGAATTCGGTTATCAACCATTCTCTTTTGGCTTCACCTACCGGAATCAAACTTCTAAAGGCTCAAGCACAATGGGAGGCCGGAAAGCCATATCCAATGTCTGATGAGCAATGGGCCGAAGCGCAGAAAATGGTGATGGCATGAGATTGGCGATCATTATTCTACTTGTGCTTGGTTGGGCCAATGTGGCAAATGCCGAAATCGTTCCGCATCCGGCCGGGTGCCCCAAGATAGCATTTTGCGGATGCGGTCTGAGCGTAAGGCTATTCGGCAAACCTATCCGCGATTTGTTCCTCGCGTCAAATTGGGCACGTAAGTTTCGCCGAGCATTTAGCCCTGAGGCTGGAATGGCAGCGGTGAAACGTGGCGGGCATCATGTGTTCGGCCTTCTTCATCATATCGCCGGAGACACTTGGATGGTCTATGACGCCAACTCTGGTCACCACCAAACTCGCATCCATCCACGATCCATACGCGGATATATAATCGTCGACCCAACGCAACGGAGATAGAAATGAATATCACACGCAATCAATGGTTCTTAATCGTCGGTACGATACTATCCGCAATTGTCACATCCACGGCGTACTTTACCGACATGTTCGGCCCCACAGTGGCTAAGGAAATAGTCGGCACGGCAGGGTTTCTGAACATGATCCTCAGCGGCATTGCCGTCGCATTTGCTGGTCAAGGCCAGACTGTGAAGGACGTTCTTGCTATGCCCGGTGTGGATGGCCTGACCGTTAATAAAAACGCCAATCAAACCCTTGCGTCTATTGCTATGGACCCGACGCAAGATAAGATCGCACCCACTCCTGCGGATGCGAGTAAAGTAGACCAAACCGCGAAAGGAAATTAACATGAAGCGACTTCTAATGGCGAGTGCATTGGGCCTCGCATTGTTTGCAGGTGGATGTACCACTCTGTCAAATATCGGCAATGGGATTAGCTTGGTAACTGCTTCGGTATCCAATCCAGTTACCCCCACTCGTGAGGCACAGATTGAGGGTGTGATCGACACCGCAATTGCTGCGCTGAATGGTTATCGTCAGGCGTGTATTCAGGGCACGGCGGACAAACCATGCCGAGCGAATATCGCAGCGATTCAAAAGTACACTCGCCAGATGCCGACGTTGATTACACAGCTTCGCACGTTCGTTGATAACAACGATCAGATCAATGCAACGGTGGTGTATAATCAGCTACTCAATCTCTACGCTACCTTCAAAACCACCGCAGCCAATCTCGGATATAACGTAGGAAATCTTCCATGAACGCAGCAGCTATTCTTGCTCTTGTAGGCCAGGGCTTGGCATTGTTGCCGACCTTGATCGAAACCGGCATCGACGTTACGCAGCGAATCGAGGCTCTAGTCGGATTGACCAAGGTTGATTCGAATGGAAATCCGACCGCGACTCCGGAGGAGATTGCCTCAGTCCGCGCCCAGCTTGATACGGACTTGGCAACATTCAACGCTGATCTTCCGCCCGAAGTCTAAACGATAGTGGGAATACGGTGATAATGACACCCGAAGCATGGATTGCACTAGCTGGATTTATTGTAACTCTACTCGGAGCCATTATCACCGTTACCTATTCTATCGCAAAGATCGAAAAGCGTACAGATGAAAAGATCACAAACGTGACCTTGGCATATGAACGAAAGCTTAGCCAATCGGATGCAGGGCTTAGGGCCCTGCTGACGGAGATGGGATTTTTTATTCGGGACAATTTTGTGCAAAATGAAATATTCAATAAGATGATTGATATGGCCTCGGCAAATAATGAGAATCAATTTCGAGCGCTGACCGAATCAATGAATCGTGTTAATGATCGGCTTGATGCTATTCAAGTTGAGATTCGTCATTCACAATCTTAAACATCCGTTGCTTGGGGATTGTGGAAGCGGTTTCGACAATCGTTCCACTGCCGATCAAAACTTCAATCACACGCATTACCGAATGCAAGGGAATGAGCTTCCTTGCATATGCCACGATCTTATACTCCGCAACCCCAAGACCGCGATCGTTGATTTTGATATAGTGTTTGATTTCATCAAGAGCCTGTGCATCTGCGTTGCCTGCACCAGATTTGAATATCTCTGGCATTCCCAATTCAATTTCAATAAGCCAGCCCATTGCGCGGTTGAAATCGTCTTTGGTGAGAATGAGGGTGTTGGATCGATCAATGGCGCTAATCATACTAAGCTTGTAGAGATGCGCTCTACGTCGTGTAACGTAATGTAAGAGTTTGGGGTGAGACGGTACAGGGATTTCACCGAGCGCGCGCCAGTTCGCAACGGCATTGCGATAATCTGCGGTGACTTCAAACTCGCCGGTTAGTTGGTTGATAATTCTAATGTCGTGCTCAAGGTCATTCGTGTAGCTTTTGGCTTTTGGTGCGAAGTCATCGCCTATGATCCTTTCATCGGAGAATACCATGAGGAGCCGGGAAGTGAAGCCTTGTTCCCATGCGCCTTCCGGCATAAATTTGAGAAGGTTCGATGGAGTCGATCCGCAGAGCATGTTTAATTGTGGGGATTTAATCATGATCTTAAGATCGCGGGTACGGCGACTTTGGCTGTAGGGATCGGGGTCGTAGAAGGCTGATAGTCCCGCTATCATTTCATTGTCGTAAGAATGAACGAAAGCGCCGAGTTCGTCAGCAGCGATATACATAGAATTATATTCAAGAGGGGGGTCCGGTAACCGTACAACCATCCGTTTGGCTGCAACAAGACTATCGACAAGAGAACTGAAAGTAAGAGAAACGGGAGCCAAATGGAAATCAGGAAGATCGTGAACATAATGCCTCGCTTCGCGAATTGTTCGGGTCTTACCCACTCCGGGATGACCAAGGATTAGCACGTAGAGATTGGGGTACATCGGACGGCTAGTCCTAATCCACACCTTTTGCTCCAACACCGACGCAATGGTGCTGATTGCGGACCATAGTCTAAACAGTCGCGGACTATCAAGTCCGCTTGTTTGTTCTACGAATGACTCGATCCAAGAGTCCAGCTTCCTCGATCCGGCGCCGCGTGTCTTGGCCTTTGTAGTCGATGAGGCCATTGGGATTCTTCCGTGCATCAAACTTGCCCTTGTTCCAGCCAACTTGGCAATCATACGGGATGGTGAGGGTCCGGCCGTTGGCCAGAGGGATTGGGGTTATGAGTTGGGCTTGGAGTTTGGGGATGATTTCGGCTTCGAGATGTTCGGGATATTGGAAGGTAAGAGCGTCATGATCTTGGAGCATTAAGGTTGCGGTGCGCTGGCGCCAGATATTAAGCATTGCGGTGTTGACGATATCGGCAAGGGAGCCTTGCGGATCGAAGGCAATGGCAGCGCGAACAGTGTCAGGATCACCTCGTCGACCAAAGAACCAACGCTTGCGGCCCATGAGGGAGATTAGGTAGCCCTTGGTCCATAGCTCTTTGGCTACATGTTGCTGCCATCGTTGATGTGCTGGGAAAGCGCCAAAATACTTTGGCTGAAAGTCCACAACAACTCCGATTGGGAGCTTTGATTGTTGAGCAAGAGTGTTAGGCTTCCCACCATAATTTGACCCGTGTCCGAGTTTCTTACACATGAACCGGTAAGTATAATGTCGGTAGTAGGGAGATTCGGCAATTTCCTTGTCTCTTGAAAGCTGACCGGTCCATCCGAGATTTGGCCAACATATTCTAGCAACTGCTGTATGAACATCTCCACTATCAACGGCATCGAGGTAGGTTCCGTCTCCAAACAAGTTCCATTCAATTGCTCCGACGACATATGATTCTCCACTCTTCGCGTCAAACTTTGCAAATTTCATTCCCGGGTCACTAATGAATACCGACCGCAAAGACTCTTCGATATTCTGTAAGTTTCCCCCGGTTCCATATTCGCTATAACTTGATGAAAACCGTCCCGTATCGGTCCCCGCGATGTTGTATGAAGTCCGCATACGTCCATCAGCATCAACGTCAGTTCTGAGGACTGCAATTTTCTTAGCAATTTCTCGCATGGTAGACATGTGCGAGATAATTGGTTTTGCAATCGTGTATGCTTCCATCTTTTCCAGCGCGTTACGGTCAACGGTCACACTCCCTCGTTTGCGGATTGGCGGGATTCCAAGCTTGGTGTAGAATAGATGTTTAAGATCGTCGTTGGAGCGCCAATTAAATCCCAACATCCCCACGCCCTCGGTTACGATTCGGTGGAGATTGCGTTCGAGGATTTCTAGTTGCTCGAAGTATTCGTCAATGACCTCGGCTTTTCGGGCTTGGTCAATGCGGATGCCACGAGCATTCATTTCGAGAACTGGGCCTTGGAGGGCCTTCGAGAATTCGTAGGTCTTGGCTTCGAGAGATGAAGCTTCATTGCCTCCAAATGCGATTGAGTCGAGAACTTCGCGCGTGATACAACAGTCGAGGCCGTTGTAGATTTGATCGTTCTCGAACTCGGTGAAGGATTTGGGATCGGTTTGCGCGGTGTGGATTATTCTCATTTATAACCTATGACAACTAATCCTACACAAAGCACGAAGCACATCATAGCCAATGAATTATCTATGCTGTGTATCAAACTAATCAATTGTGCTGCCTGTTCGGGTGTCATTCTTCCCTCTTAACCGTTTCGTGTTTCTTCCGCATATGTTTCCACGATCCATGATCGGTGTATATGCTTCCTAAGTATCCGAGGCCTTTGAGGCTTTCGATATACCTTGCGTGGTGGAGGAGCATCGTGTCTTCTTTCGCGCCGAGGGTTTTGATGCCGTAGGATCGGTAGAGGAAGTTGATGTCGTAGACGCCGTTTTGGAACAGTTTAGGGATTGTTCGATCCTCAAGCACTTCACGGACAAGTTGCCAACACTGTCGTTCATCCGCTGGAGTAGGCCAATAGCTTTTATTCTCTGTTCTTGGGTCATCGAAAGGAATAACAATCGCCAAGTTCGCTCGGGGAGCGAATCCAATGCACGTAACTCTTGTTCCGCTTGTTTCAATATCCG